AAAAGCGAAGTACGAGTATGGAAATTAAGTAACAGCCTCGAGGATACTTTATATAAAGCTTCTCATGTAAATCATCCAAGTAATGTATGGGTTAGATCACATAAAGAAAATTACGTGTGGCTGTGTAAACTATGGATATATCTATGCGAACAATACGGCCTCAGATATAAAAAAACTCACATGACTTATATAAAGTTAAACGATGCTCTTTGTGGTAATATTCCTATGAATATAGATACAGGAATAAATTTATCTAAGTTTCCTCAATGTATGCCTGAAGAATGTAAACGAGAAGATGCTATAACTGCTTATCGAAGTTTTTACAGGGCTCACAAACGTGAGTTTGCAACCTGGAAAAATGGCATGCCTGAGTGGTTTAATTAACTTTACAAACCTTTTAAAATATGCTAACCACTTTATAGATGTTAGTGTTTTTTCAATTTAAGCGATTTGGTTGTTATGCTAATGGCCTTGTTAAAGCTGATTCGCTTGATAAAGCGGGTAAGGCTCTGTGGAATGAGCCGGTTGAAACTTTTAAATGGGACAAACATACTCATGATGTACCCAAAAATACTAATTATCTAACTGTAGAGGAGTACAAATATGAGCGAAGCTCTGATGGAAAAACTGAACCAGAAGATGAAACTGGAAACCCAGTGGGCAAGTGAGTTACTTTCTAATGGTGAAGTTACTGTTGAAATGGCTAAAATCTCCAAAGAGGTTAAAGTTGTTGAACGTGAAATAAAAGAAGAAGTAGAACAAAAATAGTTCTACTGTACAAATTATAAGATTAATAATACCATAGCAATATGGCAAAGATACCTACATCACGTTTAAATTCTGCTCCTGAAAAATATGTTCAGAACGAATTTAATCAACTAATTGAAGATTTACAAGACATGATCAAAATTTTAAACTCTACTTATCCTAAAGACCAAAATGATGAGAGAGAAAGACAAGTTTGGTTTTTAGGAGGATAAATGGCAAATATATATAAAAATGAAATGTTTGCTTTAGCAAATACTGGAACTAATTTACTTTACACTGTACCTAATGATACACGGGCTATTATTAAAACTTTGCAAACTACTAATCTCGGAGCTAATACTGTTGTAACTTTAATAGCAAATAATACAATCACGAGTTATAACGCAGCGATTGAAGATGTAGTAAGTAACACTGCTGTAAACTTGTTGAAAGGGCCGATGATCCTGGAGGAGTCCCAAACTCTTTCTATCAATGCTAAAGATGCTAATGTTGTTTCAGGAATATTGTCTGTTCTTGAAATAAATAGGAACGAACAATAGCTATACTTGTTCTCATTTACTTATTCTAGTATATAAAGAACTTATTAACTAAATTAAAGGATAATCTATTATGTTACTGTGGTTTTTTAGGAAAGCTTTACTTATGTTGTTTTTGATACTTTTATACATCGTTATTACTATATAGAAATATAAAAATAAAAAAAAATATTTCAAATAATCTTTTTATAGCCAATACCAATACTTTTCGAGTATTATTCAATACTACTAATGATTCTAGTGGTATTGGCACTTCTCTGGAGCCAATACCGCCAATACCTTTCTTCTAACCCGAGGCTGCCGTGAGGACTTTTTTTGATTTTTATATTTAATTATTTATATTTCTATATAGTAGAATAGACTTTTAAGTTGTTTATTGTTTAATTTTATTGTATCTAAAGTAAATACAGCAAAGTAGATTAAGAATAATTAATAATAACTAAAAAAGAAAGGTAGAACATGAGTAACATAAACTTGGCTTTAAAGCCAAAAGTAAGTCTAAAAACTAAACCTGAGGTTGTAAAACCTAAAGCTAAAGTAAAAGCTATGGATCCTAAAGATTATAAGGGAACTTATAAATATGATAAAAATTCTAGAATACAGGTTTGTGTAGATAAAAACCCTAAGAGAGAAGGCTGTAATGGCTGGAAAAGATTTAATCTTTACAAAAATAGTATGAAGATTAGAGATTTTTTAAAAGCTGGTGGAAAAACTATAGATTTAGATTGGGACAGAGAAAGAGGCTTTGTTGCAGTAGAAATAATAGATGAAGTTGGTAAAGCTGGTAAATCTCAGAAATCAACATTTAATCTTAAAAAATAATTATATTGTATAATTAAAGTTTTTTACGATTATTAATAAAATAGCGAGTAATAAGTTTTTTATGTAGTTATATTTTACTTATTACTTGCAGGGTCGTTGACGCTGGCACATTAATAAGTCGCCTATGTAACAAACGAAAGGGTGGTAACGGCCCACAATAATTATAACTTAAAAAGGAGAATATATGGGATATACTAACTATTGGCACCAAAAAAACGATATTTCTGATGCTAATTGGAAAAAAATAAAAGATGAATATAATAATTATATTTTATCTGTTGCAGGTAAACGCATAGTTGATCTTTCTAAAGAAGATATTATTAGTTTTGACGGAGGTTGTGAAACTTTTGTTTTTTCTAAATATGCTACGAAAGAAGCTGATCGTAGGTATCCAGAAGAAGATTTATCATTTCATTTTTGTAAAACGAGGGCTGCCTTATACGATATATTTGTATGGTATTTACTCACTTACATAAATAAAATAGATCCAAGCATATCTATTGATAGAGATAATTAATATTGTATTAATTGTTTTATACTTTTTATAATTTTAATTAATAACTAAAAATAGAAAGGAAGAAAATGTATAGAGAAATAGATGGCGTAAAGTTAAAAGATCCTACACTTCAAGAAGCTCAAAAGTTCGTTGGTGGTTGGGTCGAATTGGTAAGAGTAAAAGATGGAGTTCTTTTAGTTAATGAAGAGGCTAAACTTAAAAGATTAGAGGCTAATCCAGAAGCAACTCAAAAATATACTGAAATGCATGGTTCAAGCACTACTATATTAGGACCTGCTATATTTATTCCAGAAAGTGTAGAATCAGAATGGCTATAAAAAGAAGTGTTTCAGACACCGTAGCAAGGGCTTGGTTTGATCGATATAAAAAAGAAATGACTACTTCTGAGTATGATAAGTATGTTTCTGATTTTAAAAAAGATACAGTTGTTTATAGAGCAACTTGGAAAGATGCAGAAACGCCTAACGAACCAATGCCTGATGGAATTGAGGTATTAAATGCCTGATAAAGTTGATTCAAAAATATGTGTATTATGTAATAAAGAATTTACTGGTTGGGGAAATAACCCTGAACCTTTATCTGACGTAGGTGTTTGTTGTAAGACTTGCGATAATGAGAAAGTAATACCAAAAAGAATGGAGGAACTAAATGTCTGATAAATTAGAAGATAAAAATTTACCTGACTTTGTAACTAAAAAAGTAGATATGTTGACGGCGGCCAAACTTTTTAAAAAAGCAGTAGATAAACAGTGTAGACATATGGGTCAAGATCCAAATTGGGAAACTAATATGTTGACTTATGGTAGACAACATGGATCTAAAGGATCTGATTCTGATCAACAAATTTGTGTTAATTGGGAGGCAGGACCACATGATTGGGGAGTTGCTTATTCTTTAGGTGCTAACCCTAAAAGTTATATGTTGCACGAAAATATACAAGATTGGTATTTAGAATGTTATTGGGGATTTGATGTTATCTTTACTCCTATTGATTTTGCTAAATCTCTTAGATATAAAGATGTACAAATAGGAAAACCAATGGCTAAAGGTATGATTCCTAATTATACTGTTGAAATAAAGACTTTAAATTAAGGTAATTTTATTGTTTAATATTGTTAATAATTATATATTTTATAAATATAGAAAAAATATAGAAAGGGAATAATATATGTTGTACGCACAATTACTTAGTTTATTTGCAATACTATTACTACTTGGTAGTGTATTCTTTTATAAGTTTTTTAATAAAAAAATAAAAGATCAAGAAAGACAAAAAGCATTACGTGAATCTTGCGAAAGAGCCCAAGGAGGTTTTTATGGCAGATAATCATACTTTTTTAAAAGATAAAAAAGACGTTTATGGTGATGAAGATTATAGAGGATATAATATTAAGTACGATAAAACAGGGTATTCTGTTTTTCTTCTTGATAAATTTTTATTTCATAAAACTTACTATTCAGCAAGATATCTAGCTAGAGTAGATATAGACCAAATACATGCAGCTAGAATTAAACGAGATATAAAACATATACAAAGTGTTGACGCCAACGTATGGAGGTTTAAAAAATGAGTAAACAAAAACCATACGTATCAATGTTAAGTAATGGCCAATACTCCGTATTAGACGAAAACGGTGAAGCAGTTTTTACTACTGGAAATAAAGAGTATGCCTTTTACTATTTTAGAAGAAAATTATGGAAAAAAAAGATGAGTAAAATAAGTAAAGTTAATCTTGATAAAACTATGCCTGATGGAATATTTCGTTATACAAGTAAATCTGGTAAAGAAATTAAAGATTTTTATGAAGGTCATGATGTTAATCCAGAAGACGGATTAGTCTTTTATAATGATAACGTAGTGGGTTCTTGGTCGTTTGAACACGATAGTAGATTAGGAAGTTATGTTTCCAAAATAATAAATAATAAAGAATTTCACGATCATTATCATAATGAGAAAGATATAATTAAGGCTTGTAATCTTTAATTTACATTCATAAATAAATCGTTATATTAGGATAAGTATGGCGATAACTATAGACCAATTACATCAGACTAACGAAGCAACCTTATCCTCAATGGAAAAGAAGTTCTGCGAGGGTATAGCTGTCGGAAAAGGTAAGAGGAACGCTGCTGTTGACGCAGGTTACTCAGAAACTTCTGCTCACGTCCAGGCTGCAAGAAACTTAAAGAAAGATAAGATTAT